TTTTGGTGTCAGACTTACAACTTACATTGAATCCGGTAGAAATGACATAGCTTGTGAGGGTAGTAATAAACCCTGAGGCATTGGACACAGTACGGTAGCAGTATCTACTAGCATTACGCATCAAAGCCAAGTCTTGTTCATTCCGTACAAACGGATAATCTGCACCATATGCACGATCTCTGGGATTGTTGTTAGCCCAGATACCTACGCCAAGATAACCAGAGTTTGCCCTGTTCAATACATCCGCAATGTATTGTTGAGGCATATACAGGTCACCCCAAGACTCCTTAAGAGTTTTGGGTTTGACGGATTGTGTGTTAATGTTGAATGCGTCAAACTGACCCATGATTAACTCCGGATTCCTTGTATAGATGGCTTTAACTTATTATTGCATACGAAGATGAGTGAACGCAATGCTAGTTCCAAACTGTCAGGACCATCATCATGTTGGCTGGAAGGAAACATTTTGAGTTGGTCTACCAGCAATTTGGATCCAGAAGATTTTGTAAATTGAAACATCTTCTGTTCAAGATATGGACCTAATCTACGAATGCGAACTTCTTTCTTTAGCGTGTTCTGTACACCCTGTGCAGGTACTCTAAGTCCAGCCTTCTGAGCTTTTCTTGTAAGGTTTTCCAGAATCAGGGACTGAAACATATTGCTTTCACAGGTTACAAGATCTGGTCTGTACTGACGAACCATGTCAATAACTTGGTCAATCATAGTCTCTGTAGACATACGAGCCATATACACATGACCTAGAAGTTTTTTACTTTTGGTTCTAGCCAAAACAGTTATCGCTGAGTAATCCCCATGTTTGCTGTCTGCACCTTTGGAAGGGTCAATTGCTAACACACAGGCTTCCAGTTCATCTTTCTTAGGCCAGTCTCCTTCTAGCCATATGTGGTCAGCAAACAAGTCTGGTGCCCATTCCTGAGCCCCTTCAGATGAAGGGTTACATTGATAAAGAGATTCCCATTCTCTGGAGCCTACAGAACTTTTGGTAGTAAGCATATCTGCCAAACTGTATTTGTTTGGCCAAATAGGTTCTCCGTGTTTTCTTGGATCCTGAGGGTTTAACATTCCTTCCGCAATAGCAGGAAAGCTAATGTATTCAAATTGGTCAGCATCCGATTCTTCTTTCATCTTGGTGAGAATGTCACCAATCAGATCGTCTGGATGCCAACGGGTTTGTACGACAATGATACGGACATCTTTTTCTGCTCTGGTACGGAAGGTGGACTTGTACCATTGCTTGACTGTATTGCGAATGGTAGGGGAGTCTGCATCTTCACGGTTACGGAAGGGGTCGTCTACGATCAACCAGTGACCACCCATACCCGTAATCGCACCACCTACACCCGCTGAACGATAGAATCCTTTGTGTCCTACAATTTCAAACAGGTCAGAAGTTCTTGTATAGTTTTCGGATACTGCACCTCTACCCCCTGAAGTCTCACTAATCGTAGTTTCAGGAAAAAGTCTCTTGTATTCTGCGCTGACTAATACCCTTTGCACATCCCTGTTGATACGACTGGATAGGTCAGCACCATAGGAACAAGCAATGATCTGAGTGTTTGGATTCTTACCAAAGAGAAATGCAGGAAGTCTTCTGGAAATAAGTTCTGATTTACCCATTCGTGGAGGAATTGCTAATGCAAGTTTTCTCAAAGCATTAGGATGATCTGAAGGTAACAACATCCTGTCTATCTGATCGCTGATCAATTGATGATGCCAGTTAATTTCATACTCTGGCATTGTGTATGTAGAGAAATTGATCAGGTGTTCCCTAGCCAACTTTCTGTTAGCCAGTTCATCTAGCAGGCTATCATGATCCGTTGTCATTGGAAATCTCATTAGGTTTAATTTCAATCACTTGATTGCGCTGACTGATACGCTTTTCTTTAGCTCTCTGAGCTACAAGCTCTTCCAACTGACTATCATTCATTTTGGAAGGATCTGTAACCATCTCATGAGTATGTTTGATCTCAGATTTCTCAGTGTATCCTTTCGATTTACCTAGAGTTTTGAGAACCATTTGTACAGCCCATCTCTCACCCATCTGGATTGCATCCATCAGGTGTGACTCAGCGAGATCTACTAACGCTGAACGATACCCCTTCTGCATTTCCTGAAACTTGGGTCTGGAAGCAATGAACCTACTCAGTCGGTAAGGAGTAACATTCAAAGCATCAGCAGCTTTAGTTACAGAACCATTCGCTGAACGAAGAGCAACAGACACTTCTCTTGCTGTGAGATACCTGTTAGGAGCAGAGTATTCACTTAAGTCTGTGTTGTCCATTTCTCACCTTACTTATAAGTTCATCCAATTGCTTTACGCTGAGTAATAACAACTTATCTTTATTATACAGCTTGGCAATAGTAGTCTCTTGATCATCTGTAAGTTCCCATGGATACATACCACCGCTGAGTAATGTCTCCACCAAGTCAATGTATTTGGAAGTGACTTCAGGATTTACACTAAGTGACTTTGCAGCATCATAAATACTGGAGATGTATGGTTCTTGTAGCGTAGGAGAATCCTGACAGATGGTTACATTTTCCAAGTCAGTTTGATCGCTGATGTAGAATACATTCTTGTCTGTAGGTCTCCAACTGACCTCAATTCCATTAGATTTTAATTTGTTAAAAATAGAGAATAAAGTAGCTTTTATTCTATTTCTAATGCTTCTTTTTACTTCTTTTGTTAGTTTATCATACTTATATGATGTACATAAATATATAGGTAATTCATCATATTCGCTGTAGTAATCTACCCCTTCTTCTGTAATAAAGCAAGCACTATAGATATCTTTGTCTGGAAAATGCTTTAAGTGCTTATATCCTATATTAAAAAATTCTTTTTCACCTTCTTCCTTAGTTCCACCAATACAACCTAAGAAAGGTACAGGTTCAATATACTTGGGTAGGAGTAATGCAAGTGAAGTAGGATTAGTGTTTGTCATAATACTCTTCCTACATAGGTAAGCTTTATTTACTATACCAGCTTTACAGAAGAGTCGTAGCTTACGCTACTTAGGTTTAAGGATAACCCCCCTTACCCCCCCCTTAGGTTTCTAAGGAAGGTAACACCAGCTGGAGTACATTAAGGGCTTCTAACCCACTCCCAACAGGGATCACCTGTCTAGTTCCAGAGGAACCATAGCTCTTGGCCTTTGTAGGTATAATACCTTTGTGAGGGAGAATCGTCAATAGGAGGTCGGTATGAGAGTTTTCAAAGACGATGATAATGATGAGATCTATTTGGATACCTATACAGATGAGTATGTTCATCTAATGATAGCTGGAGCAGGAGGGATGAGTGGAGCATTGTTTACTCCTGCTAAAGCTAGGCAGTTTGCAAACCATATACTCAAACTCGCTGACAAAGTTCAAGCTAAGAAAGGCAAGAAGTAAAAAGGTAAATCATGAGTAAGAAGCCTAATCAACAGATCCGTATTCAGTTCTACCGTAACCGTCATGGTGAATACGATAGGACTCAACATAAGTATCTCTATGAGGGTACTTATAGATGGTCTGTAAAAATTGAAGTAATAGAGCATAGATTAGGATATAGCTTTCTAGATCAAAACAATCACACCTTAAGTTTTGCTAGTCTTCAAGAATGTAAAGCATACGCTGATGAAGTAGTTAAAGAAATAAAAGAGTTTCTGGAAAAATAAGCTACTAAATAGGTAGGAGTAAAAGATTTTTGTTGTTGGGTATATGGGGGTCTAATTTTAAAAAAGGTTAGAAAAACTTTTTGGGTCCCATTCGCTATGCTCATGACCCAAGATAGGGTCCTTTTATATATGTGTATATAGGAGTATGTATGTGAGAGTAGGATGGTAAAGATAAAGGAGTAGAATGGTAGGTGTTATGAGTGAATTGCATCGGTATATCAGGCCACCCCTTCTCCTCCTTAGTGGGTAGAATTTGAACCTTATAGCTATTGTTTTAGTGTACAATTGTACAACCGATTACAGGCCCAAAATGGGCCCATTGGGACACTATCGGATTGGATGGGTCAAGGGTTGGGTTGAGTCGGGATCGACTGTTTACGGGCCAATTCTGGCATTTTCGGGCATGGCGAAAATAAGTATAGCTGGATAGTATCGGGAATATGGCATAAGATAGCCAAGCTGAAATAATTGTTCAAACAATAGTTGTTTAAACAAATATCCTCCGCGTCGTCTTTCCGTATTACAAATAAAATTTTCGTAATATCCGGAAATATTCTGAATTCAGTATCGACTTCTTCCCGGAAATCCCGATAACTAGAATATCGGCTAACCAGTCGATAGGGTATCCAAACGGATTGGATATCTTTTGATCTTTGAAATATCGGCTAGCTATCGTCCCGTTGGGGGATTCTATAGCTAGTGTTAAGGAAGGATAGAGCGATGAATAATTCAGTATATACTAGGATATCCAAGGTGGCTTGTGGTATAGCTAAAAAGGCCCATAAGCTAGATAAGTTTGTTCTCGGGCAATATGGCCTTAGCTATGCTACCATAGCTGAAGGAAGTATAGCTATACTTGCCATAAGTGCGGTTAGAAACGGATTAGACTTGAACACTATTCTAGATCTTCCCGATAGCCATTGGGATCCATTGGATAGTAACATAGGACTTAAGGCTATAGGTCGATCAGTATGGCGATATATATGGCAAGAAAAGTCGATAGGTAAGCCTATTGTTAAGGAACATTTGGATAGCTTGACTTGTCGGGATTCTAACAGAGTCTTGCATGGGTTAGGATATAACTTACCTAAAGTAGCTAATGACATAGTGGCCTTAGTTCAAGAAGGCCACAAGATAAGGGAAGTAGCTAGTCTGTTAGGTTTGCCTAAGGATTGGAAATCCGGCCTTAGGTGGGAGTTATCCAAACTGAATCCCGAACTAGCTAAGATACTAGCTAGCAAACCTAAGAAGATATCAAATAGAGCGGCGGCTAACCGTCGCGCATATCTTAAGCGCAAGGCGGATAAGGAAGCAGTATCTGTTGTGGTACTTCCACAATGGGTGTAGTATCAAACTATATAGAGGGGGCCAATTTTGGCTCCCTCTTTTTTTTTCCAGTAAATTTTCTGAATTCAGTACCCATGCCAGTACCATATGGGTATAAGCGAAAACGAGTCCACTAGGATAAACCCTTAGATGACTTCGCTTGCTTGAATCCGATTCAAGTTAGATTCAAACCCTAAGCATTCCGGCTATGGGTTTGGACTTAGTTTGGGTTTGGATTCAAGCATAGCCTAACCTACCATCCAAACCGTTAAGTGTTTGGTAGTCTTACGACTTTGGAAAGTCCTAAGCGAAACAAGAAAACTAACCTTTTTAGGTTAGTGGTAGGGGTTTGATTGTAAGTGATATATTTTGTGTTCGATAACGGAACTGGTTTAGATACCAACCAAAATAATCTATCCAATAAACAATCTAAGTATATTCCAGTATGGGGATTATACTGAGTCTAACCTATTGTCTGACAACCAATAGGCTACCATATGACACTATCTTGTGTCACGAAGTGTGAACCATAAGATTACTCTTTCCACCCACTAGATCTATCTGGTGGGTGGTGGGATCTAATCAATGGGTGATTAGATATGTTAGCGGAGATGGCTATGACAGTTTTAAATTTTAAAGAGGCCTTACAGGCATTGGTTAATGGTAAAGTTGTCTTACGGTTACAACAACCCATATTGTTACGCTTCAATGAGCTCAAATTTGAGCTGTACGATGCTGGTCACTGGAGCGAAGTGGCCAGTATAACACTAGACCACAATGACTATCAAGAATGGGTGGTGCTTAGTTAAGTATGACTACCTTTTCCATCCACTCCAAGCGAGTGGCTGGGTGAGTCTAGTCAATGGGTGACTGACTGTTATCAGGAGAATTGATATGGATATCTGGTGGTTGTCGGTATGGTTACGGTTGGAGAATCAGTTCGGCCCTCAGATTTATTCTAAGGGCAGTCCTCCACCATGTGAATTATAGGAGTCACAATGCGATACATATACAGCTTCTTAGCTGGGGCTATCTTTGCAGCTATTGTAGCAAACATAGTTCTGTAAGAAGTATCCTGACCGTACACTTGAGGGTGTACGGAACTGGTTACTTTGACAAGGAGTGAGTATGAACTATATCAGCAAGCTTCAAGAAGCTAATAAGCAGCTTCAAAGTGATATGGATTATGTAACAACTTGGATGATAAACTTGGAACGATATATGTTGTCTTCCAAGTTTCATGAAGATCCAACAGTTCAAACCGGAGATATTCTTCTCCGATTGAATGAACTAGCTCATGGGCTACTTAACCCAGACTTGAGGTAAATCATGGATAAAACTGCTTGGCGTTGGATTAGTTACGATGTCTGGGGTAATGAAAACGACGGGTGGGAGGTAAACGCTGCCTATCCCACCAGTGTAGTCTATCGCTTGCCCGTTGAGGCAAGTGATGAAACCATACTGAAGACGGTATGGGAGGATGACTCTAACGAAGTAGAGATTGAGTCTTACTCTACTGAAGATACCGTGTACTTTGTGTCTAAGGATGATAGCAAACCCTTAGGTGAGATAAGGAGAATTGAAGAATGACAACCTACAAAATTGTACGGTTCTTTCAGAATCGTGCAAGCTTAACTATTGAAACGGGATTGACTCTTGAAGAGGCTCAAGCCCATTGCAAAGATCCCGAAACAAGTAGCCGAACGGCTACAACAAAAGTAGGAACTGCTCGAACAGCAGTGTTTGGTCCATGGTTCGACGGTTACACTGAGGAGTAACCATGCGATACGGTAGCTGGATTCTACTACTGACGATGGCTCTAACGGGTTGTCGTCAGATGAGAAGTGAAGTGTTAGTCAGCGTGTCGTATCAGGACGGTCCTGTAAATGTCACGCTGACTCAGCGAGTGAGGTAAGTATGACAAAGTATTACGCCATATCGTATGAGGCAGTCTACGATAGTGGCAACAAAGAATATCGTAGCTTTCAGGGTAACCTGTACCATGCCAGAATGCTGACCCATAAGGGTCTGCGTAGGGTATTAAATAAGAAGTATGAGCAAGAGGGTAGGAGCTGTAAGGTCTTGAATATCCAGTGGCTTACCCACCAAGTCATGTACGGCTAGACTATCCTATCCATCCCCTGTACAGCAGGGGCTGGGTGGATATAGTCAAGCAGATATCCAAACGGTTTGGGTATCAGTCAGCGACTCTATCACTAAGGATGTACTATCATGGCTCATGAAATCGAAACTATGTTCTACGCTAACGCCAAGCCATGGCATGGCATTGGCACCAAGCTTGATGGCGACGCACTCCAAAGTGTAGACCAAGTGCTTCAAGCTTCTGGACTCGACTGGGAAGTAGAAAAAGTTCCCATGGTAACCGCTGATACTCAGCAACCTATCCCAGAGTCCTTTGCGACTCGTCGCAAGTCTGATAACAGTATCCTAGGTGTAGTGGGGGATCGGTATACGATTCTCCAGAATCATGAGGCACTCAATTGGTTCAACCCATGGCTTGAGTCCAAGCAAGCTTCCATGGAGACCGCAGGTTCTCTACGCAACGGCTCACGCATATTCATGCTAGCCAAACTATCCTTAGATCCAATGGACATAGTTCCTAATGATCCAGTGGAATCCTATGTATTGCTCAGTCATAGCCATGACGGTTCGTTGTCATGCCGTGTAGGCTTCACCCCTATCAGGGTTGTCTGCGCTAACACTTTGAAGTTAGCGGTACATGACAAAGCTTCCAAGCTTATTCGTGTCAAGCATAGCAAGTCTATCCATGACAACTTGGCTAATATCCAAGCTGTAATGAACTTGGCCAAGCAAGAGTTTGAAGCTACTGCGGAGCAATACCGTAGGCTTGCCCGTAGGGGTGTCAACTCCAATGACATCTCCAAGTACATCAAGCGTGTGCTTGGTGTCACTGAAGACAAACCAGCTGGTACCAAAATGGCTAACATTATTACTGACATCTGGAACCGTATCGAAGTCGGCAAGGGTAATGACTTGCCGGGTGTCAAAGGCACTGCTTGGGCTATGTACAATGGCCTCAATGAGTGGTTGAATTACGAGAGGGGGCACACTGCTTCCAGTCGGCTTGACTCATTGTGGTATGGTCCTAACGCAGCTATGAACCAGACGGCGCTGGACTACGCTCTGGAACTCTGCGTGTAGTAGTTACCTATCCACCCTCCCAGTTTATCTGGGAGGTTGGGTGGATTAACTATGGTAGTTAGTCAGTGAAAAGTGAGGTGACATATGAAAGTGACTTCCAATTGTAAGACTATCTCTGCGTTGGTTGGTGATGGGTTTGCTATGTCTGGCATTCGACTGGATGTAGACTCCAGCTGTATTGTAGCCACCCATGGCAAGGCTCTAATCAAAGTTCCAGTGGAACTGGATGAGGGTGACGAGACTACAACAATTTCTATTGCTTGCTGGAAGCAGGCAGTGGCACTTGCGAAAGCAAGTAAGCTTAAACAAATTCAAATCAAGACCACTACCACAAGCTGTACGCTGACTGATGGCAGTCAGTTCCCAGCTATCACTAACCGTTTTGTAGACTGGAAGTCTATCTACAAGACAGAAAAGGAAAAGGAACTTCCTTACAGTCTCAGTATCAATCCCCTGTATCTAAAGCAGATACAGGAAGCTGCGGGTGCTGACGCTGTAACCCTCAAGTTCAAAGTGGACACTAAAGGTGTAGTAGCAGGGGCACTTGTGGTAGTGCCATACTACTTCAAAGGTTCAACGGCAATTGAAAACGCTGACGGTTTGGTAATGCCTTTAGTATAGGAGATGATGATGAGTGATTCGTTCTTCAAACAATACAAGCAGCTGTATAAGCTGACTTGTATGCTACCGCAAACTGATAGCCTTCAACAGGCTTTAAGGGTAAAACGAGTTGAGTTGATTCGTTTTCTCACGCCAAGTGAGATTGACAATGCGATGATGAGTGCTGCACACGAGCTAAGGGAGGAGACTGCTAATGTATAATTACGAGTTGGAACAAGAGTTCATCTACAACAATGAAGACTTCATTGTATGCGCTGACTTGCAGTATACCGTATCTGGTATGGATTTACCAGCGACGGCACTAGAGCCAGCAGAGTCCATCGAGATTGAAGTCCAGACTATGGAGGTTCATGCAATCCTCCGAGAGGTTACCGTCACCTTTGATGGACAAACTAAGCAGGTAAAAACCCTGCTTAGTAAGGACTCGGAACTGTACAAAACAATCGAGTGCGAGTTTGCCGTTGATGATTGTTGGTACAGATTGGATTCAATATTGGAAAAGATTGAGGAAGATTATCGTGCCCGACTTGCAGACTCGGATTATTAAAGCTCTCCGAGATGGCCCATGGTCGGCATGGGAACTATCCGTGATACTAGGTGTACACAATAAGCACCTAGTATCTTTGGAACTAAACAAACTTAAACGGAATGGAATGGTATTTCATACCGTTACTCGTGCAACAGATCCAGCGACTGGTGGATCTTGTATTCAATATAAAGCCAACTTACATAAGGTTATACAATGAACATTAGAGCTAGCGAATACGCTGACTGTATCAGCCTCTTGTTTCCTCAAGATAAGCTGTTCGATATGATAGCTGTACTTGATAGCGGTATCAAGCGTAAAGGAATACAGCTAGCACACTATTTAGAACTAGAGCAGACTGTAGCTGCTGAAATTCTAGAACGACAGATTCAATTTAGTAAGACCGTCTTGAGTAAACTTGAGGATCTGTTAGAGTACCCAACTGAAGAAGAACTCAATGCGCTAATTGATTCCATGGATACTCCCAATGACTAAGCCGATTCCAATGAAGTTTGACTGCTACATTCCCAAGCCTGCTAGGGACATTGTTCTTCGCAGGCTGTTTCCCATACCGGAATGGGATTGTCTTCGGGCAGAATGGTTTGTGGATCATTGGGAAGTATCCCTGATTAAAAACTTTTCTGTAGTAGCTACATTGGATTACATCAAACCTATTGTGGAACTTGATGTACTAATTACTGAGGCGGAAGCTCTAGGCTGTAATGTATCCAAGTGGAGGTACTTACTTAAGAGCTTACCGCTGACGGCTTCAGGTAAAAATCTGAGAAGCTAGCGTGACTTTTGTGTCCTCTCGGTATAATGAACCCGAGTGGAACGCAGTGGAAGGAGTGTGTGGGAGACACACACGACTGACCTTCCCTGCTCTTACCACGAAGCGGTGGCTGGTCGAGCCTTAAGCGAGACCTCTAGAGCTACCGCTGAGTGGTACTCTTAGAAGTGATTACTTGTTTTCTTAGGAGTGACTATGAACGATTCAATCAAGCTGGCTATTGTAAATCATTTCAAAGATACAGAGAAACCATCTGAGGGAGTGTATCCTATACACTACATCCTTAGTGTACTCGATGTCTCTACTGGTGAGACATACGACAAAGAGTTTAAGGGGACTGTAACTCAATCCAAGTCAGAGTCTATTGCTCCTACTGTATCCATTAGTTGGACTACAGTATGCGCTGAGTTACTGCGTAGCTGTGGTGTAGTAGGTGAAGCTGCTGTGACTAAGCTACGGGATGCAATTACAAAGTCTCTGGATTCATCAGCGGATCTGGATGAAGTACTTCGTCAGTCCGGTAAGTCTGTTGCTGAGTCAGCAGACAGAATCAAGAAAGATATTATTGCCAAGTTGCCAAAGGTTACCCGAGAGGGTAAGACTAAGATTGCTCAGTCTGAAATCAAGATTGGTATGATCGGTATTACTCAGCGCAAGGAGGTAGTCAGTGAGTGATAAACAATTTCAGGATATGTGTGCAGCAATTATAACTGTGGTTGGAATGCTGGCTACAGTCTGGATGATCTACAGAAAGGACAGGCAGTCATGACCCCTAGGTTATCTGATTCTCAAAAGGAATTTCTGAGTCAGAATCATAAGCTAATCTTTAAAGGTATCAGAAAGATTAGTGAGCGTAGGAATATGAAACTCACTGAGGATGAAGTCAGTGAGTGTGTCGTGAAAGTATTACGACAGTTCCCTTCGCACAATCCTGAGCTGAGTAAGGAGTCTACTTACCTGTACAGGAACTGTGACTTTGCTTTGCGTAAGCTGGGAGATGATCGTAGATCTGCCAACAACAAACCGAAGTGTTTGCAGTGTGATTCAGAATCAGAATATGATTCAGAATACATTGAAGACTATAAGGAACCACTGAACGAAGACCTCAAAGTAGATTTGGCAGATGCACTACTACGGTTACCCACCATGTGGGTGGATGTATTGACTCGGCGTATAATACACGCAGAGACTTACCCCTCTATTAGTTCCAGCTATGGTATGAGTAACAGCTGGTCCATGGGGATTGTTCGTAGTGCGTTACTTCATTTGAAGATGGATCTATATCACTGGAGAAATGACGATGCAACTAGACCGGAGTAGGTTGGATAAGATTCGGAACAAACTAATATGGACGAGCAAACACGCTCCAGTTAGTTTCTACAATCCTGATATGCAAGACCTACTGTATTTGTTGGAGGTTGTAGATCAGCTGTGTCCTCCTGATCTTGTATCGGAAGAGGATCTTGAAGATCTACCAGAGGAGCCTGAAGTAGATGAAGAAACAGAAACGGATTAGCAAAGACAAACCTCTTGAGGATTGGCAGAGGGATCTGCTTGCTGAAAACATTAGTTTGTTTTACTCAGCGATGAAACAACACAAGATGGAACATCATAGTGAAACAGATGTAGGCAGGGATGTACTAGCCTATGTCACAAGAGCCATGAGGAACTATGATCCCTCTATAGCTAAACTATCTACATACATATACACCTATGTAGACTTTGGTTTACGCTCTGCTCGTAAAAAATATAAAGACAGTATGGACCATAGCACCTATGCTTTATCCAGCTTTGGTTCAGAAGAAGATATGGATCTACAGCTAGCAGATCCATCCAGCATAACCTCCTTAAACAAAGAGCCTTATTTAATTGAGGAACTTGAGGAGTCTTTAAAGCACCTTCCCGTTAATCAGAAACAAGCTCTGATGTTATACTACAGAGACGGTCACACCTGTGACAGTGGTGGTAAAGTAATGGGATTGTCCAAGCAACGGTATCAACAGTTGATTACCAATGCGCTGAACAAACTGAAACTACTCATGCCTAAACCTAGTTGGCAATGGGATTGAAAGGAATGCCATGAGCGATTGCTGTTACACGATTGAACATTGTCTATGTGACAGATGTAAGTTGGACAAGTTGTACTTACTATTGGAGGAGCATGAACGAAATGATTACTACCGAAGAACCCCAGCAGACATCGCTTTATGGGCTGGTGCAGCCAGCCTCCGATACACAGCAGTTCATCAACCGAGTGAGGGAACTGGCTGGGATGCCTGAACCAGTTCCATTGAAAGAACTATTCAAAGTGATTAAGGATAAGTTTAGATACTACAGGAACAGACACAAAGGAGTAGACAGTGTGGAAAGAGGTAATGACTAGAGATGAAATTGATACGCTAGTGCAGATTCATTTAACAGATGGTAAAGAGATAACCCATTCTGAAGAGTGTCATCGCTGGCATATCAAGTGTGCATTGTATCGTGTGATGCAAGCCTATGAGGAATTGAGAAAGGAGTGTGGGAAGTGAGTGAACCAAAGACAACAACCCTGAATGAAATCAGGCAATTTAATCCCTGCAAAGAAGGCTGGACTAAGCTACTCAAGTTTCTGAACAAAACCGAAGCGGACGACGAGCCGCTTTTGATGGCCACGATTCTGGAAAGCAACGGGTTGTCGGATGCAATTTGGTGTTTGAGAGCGTTTTACAAAAACTATAAGCAGTCAGTAGTTGAGTTTGCTTGTGATTGCGCTGAAAGTGTTCTACCAATTTGGGAAGAATGGGCGAAAGTCAACGCTTTAGAAAAGATTGAAACACCAAGGCAAGCGATAACGATGGCCCGCAATAGCAGTTGCGCTGACGCTGTTCATGCTGCTAATGCTGCTTGTGCTGCTCGTGCTGCTGACGCTGCTGCTCGTGCTCATGCTCATGCTGCTGCTTATGCTGCTCATGCTGCTGCTCATGCTGCTCGTGCTGCTTCTAGTGATGCTGCTGACGCCGCTGATGACGCTGCTTATGCTGTTGCTGATGCTGTTTATGCTCATGCTGCTGCTTATGCTGTTGCTGATGCTGTTTATGCTCATGCTGCTGCTTATGCTGTTGCTGATGCTGTTTATGCTCATGCTGCTGCTTATGCTGCTCATGCTGCTGCTTATGCTGCTCATGCTGCTGCGGAGAAAGTAATGCAAAAAAAGCTTTTGATTAAATATTTTGGATAAAGGAGTTTGGAGATGAGTGAACCAGTATTGTGTTTTATTAAAGGTAACATAGCGTACTTCACTACGCAAGAACTGAGTAAGCAATGGGGAGATGATTGGAATGATGCTCCGTATGAGCATAATGCCGAACCTCCATACGAACCTTCTATGCAATACTTTGCCGACGGCAGGAAGGAAAAGATACATAGAGACTGGAATGAGGATGGAACACCAAAATGGGAAATAGTAAAAGTGATGTTTGAAAGTGAGTTGGTAACCCCAGAGGAATATTATTACGGTAATTCGTCATACTGCGTTGAAGATATCAACGCTAAGTATGTACCATGGTTGGCAACGGCAAAGTATTCTAGTGATCCCAAAGTAGTCATTCACGCTGGTGTAACCATTACGGAATTCAAGAAGTTGATTCGTAGTGCTGGTGGTAAAATCTATGTGGAGGAAAAGGAATGATTAAGTCTATCGTAGGAGACTACCGAATTGATTTCGGTAACTCCATTATCGAACGCCTTCAGTTGATTTATGATCTAAGCTTTATGGCAGGAGGAGCTTGTAGAGATACAGTCATAGGTTTGAATCCAGCAGACTATGACTTCTACTATTACTCCAGTCAATCATTAGAGAGTAATGCCAAGAAGCAATTAGAAACTATTGTAGGTATTAAAGTAGATCGTATCAATGACGAAGAGATTAAGAAAGGTACTTATGAATGTTCTAAGGACATCAAACGAATTTACACATCTACTATAGATGGTAAAGATTGTCAGTTTATTCAGCTAACCGAACCTAAGTATCATTTGAATGTTGTAGACAACTTTCCTTTGAACTTGTGCCAAGCGTCTTTGTTTGCTGGTAAGCTACACAC